TTCAATATCTTTAATTACAGGTCCGTGCATGATTACATGGATCTTTTTTAATTCTACATTATTATTTATATCCGCAGAAATTAGGCTTTGCATCAAACCCAGGCCTTGTTGGCTGGGAATAACCGTACAGGGACGATTGACAGTATAACCGTCGTTATCCACTGATACAATTTTTGCTACAATTTCATCACCGGTAGAGAGTTTGAAACATACGATGTCACCTGCACCGTAGCCTTTTTGAATTAACATATTTTAACCTTTGAGTGTTTGAAAAAATTCTGCTGGCTGACGTGCCAGGCCTTGATATCCGCCTTCGACTAGCAGTTTACCATCTTGGTAAATTTGTGGGACTGTGCGATGTCCTTCAGCTAAAATGAACTCACGTGCTTCGGGGGTTTCGTCAATTTTAATTTCTTGATATTCAATTCCTTTAAGTGACAACAGGTTTTTAGCCTGTATACAATAAGGACAATTATTTTTTGAGTATACGGTAATCATATTTCTGTTTCGATTATTTCAAATGTAGTGTTTGTTTCTTTTAAATATCTATCCCAATATGTTAGCCACACAGGATCATTCGGCTTATTCTTTTTTGCGGCATCGGCATCTTTCCAGATGTATGGATAGTTTTTTTCAATTTCGTCGGTTTTTAAAACTTGTAATGTCCCGGAATTAACAAATTCGGATCTAATACCGAATTGCCGATCTCGGGCAGCATTAAACTCATCTTGCTCACCTTGCGGTAATGTTTCTATCCAATCCTCAAATGAAATATACTCTTGCCCGTCCGGGACAGTATATTTAAATTCTTGTTTGATAGCCAATATTACCCCCCGGATGCAACCTGTTCAAAAATAATGTTATTTACAGTTAAATATTCATTCCAATAGCTAAACCAAACTGGATCGTGTGTTGCTTGAACATTAAATTTATTAAATGATTCAGCATCTTGCCATTGTTGAGTATTCCCTGTTGTTGACTGCAAAGCTCCGTTGTGTGCCGCTTGAACTGCGGCTGTTTCTCTGATAGTAGCAGCAGCAAACTCATCCTGCTTTGCTTGTGGTAGTGTTGCTACCCATTCTTCAATTGTTGGTGGTATTGTTCCATCAGCTTTGGTATACTTCATTGTTATTGTTACTGCCATACTATGCTCCTTATAGGCTAAAGCCTTTAAATGTGTCAGTGGTTATGTCCTGCTTTGTTCCACCAACTATATAACTACTTATCTCAGTTTCCTGTGGGGCTACTTGAACTTCGCTACCAGCAATCCACTTTTGTGTCCACGGCAACGGATTACTTCCAGGTTTAATTCCACAATCAAGTCCTACTGCAGTCATACGTTTACAAGTTAACCAATCAACATATTGACACAACAATTGCTCATTAAGACCAATCATACTGCCGTCCTTGAACAAGTATTTAGCCCAATCCTTCTCTTGCTCGGCAGCCTCTAAAAATAGTGCGGTACTTTCAGCTTGTGTTTCCTCTCGAATTTTAGCAAAATCAGGATCATCTGTTGGTAAAATTTTAAGAAGAGTTTGCGTAAATGCTAGATGCAAATTTTCATCACGTGCAATGAACTTGATAATTTTAGCATTACCTTCCATTTTCTTTAGTTCTGCAAATGCCCATGAACATGCAAAGCTAACATAAAAACGAATGCCTTCAAGTGCATTAACACTTTGTAAAGCCAACCAAAGTTTCTTTTTAAGATCGTACAAGTCAACAGTAACAGTTTTATCGTTAACGGTATGTGTGCCAACACCTAAAACTTGGTACCAGTTAGCAGCAGAAATTAAGCTATCGTAGTATTTGCTGATGTCGTTGGCACAGTTTATAATTTCACTGATTTCTGACAATTCATCAAACACTTTACTGGGATCAGCATATACATTACGAATAATGTGTGTATAACTGCGACTATGGATAGTTTCGCTAAACGCCCATGTCTCCATCCAAGTTTCTAGTTCAGGAATACTCACCAATGGCAAAAATGCCAAGTTGGGACTACGACCTTGAACAGAGTCTAATAGAATTTGTCTTTTTAGATTGCTTGTAAAGATGTGTTGTTCGTATGCACTTAACTCTTTAAAGTCTTTGGCATCGCGCATAACATCAACTTCCTCAGGTCTCCAAAAGAATCCTAATTGCTTATCTGTTAGTTTGTCAAATTGTCTATATTTTAACGTATCATACCGTTGTACCGTTACTGGCCCTGCGGCATCTAAAAACGCTAGCTTTTCTGTATGGTGTTTTGTTTGGGTTGAATCAAATACTGACATTATTTTTCCTTAAATTACACATGAATCGCAGTCAACATCATCAGTTGCAGTTGCAGTTAATTCTGTTTCTTTTGATGTTGCATGTACATCAATTTCGCCTTGACCATCATTGGTATTGTAGTAGTATAGTTGTTTACCGCCATATTTGTAAAATGTTAACACATGGCCTAACATCTCACTCATTGGAATTTTTTCATCATCATAGAACTTTGGATTGTACGAAGTATTGGTACTAATTCCTTGATCGATATATTTTTGCAATATTGCACAAATATTCAAATATCCTTCTGGCGAACGTTGATCCCACAAAAGTTCATATTTGTTTTTAAGTCTACGATATTCAGGTACAACTTGTTTTAGCACACCATGCTTGCTTTGCTTGATACTGACATAACTACGTGGTGGTTCAATACCATTGGTAGCATTACTTATCTGTGCACTTGTTTCAGCTGGCATAATTGCCATCAATGTAGCATTACGAATTCCATTGCTGAGAATCTGTTCACGTAGTGCACGCCAAGGCATGCGTTCTTCATGTTCAACCAACTCGTCAACTTCTTTCTTACGTGTGTCAATGGGCAAACGTCCATCTGCATACTTAAGATCTTGCCAACGTGTGCAAGGCCCTTGTTCCTTGGCTAGGTCAGCTGACGCTTTAATCAAATAGTAACTCCAGGCTTCGGCATACTCATCTACTAGTGCTAACGCAGCAGGATCGCTGTAACTTGTATCATTTTTAGCAAGGAAATATGCTAAGTTAATGATACCTACTCCCAAAGGGCGGAATTCTTTTGTGGCTAATTCGGCAGCCTTAATTGGGTAGTTTTGATAACTTAATAGTGCATCTAAACCACGCACTGCCAATGTACAAGGCTTTTCAAAGTCTGCAGGCGATTTTACGTTGCCCCAGTTGATTGCACTCAATGTACACAAAGCAATACGACCTAACTCGTCGTTAACATCACTAAGTGGTACTGTAGGCAAATCAATTTCGCCACAAAGATTACTCATTTTAATTGGTGCAATTTCTTCTTTGAAGGGACTATGTGTATTTGCATGATCTACATTTTGCAAGTAAATGCGTCCTGTATCTTTGCGTTCCTGCATGAACTTACCAAATAGTTCCACTGCACGAATTGTCTTTTTACGAATTTTTGTATTGCGCTCTGCACGCTCGTACAGTTCTTTAAAGCGTTCTTGGTTGTTGAAGAAAGCATCGTACATTTCTGGCACATCGTGGGGGCTAAAACAGGTAATATCGCCGCCTGTGATGAGTCTTTCGTACATTAATTTGTTGAATTGGACGCCATAATCCATGTGACGTACTCTGTTATCCTCTGTGCCTTTGTTGTTCTTTAAAACCAGGAGATCTTCAATTTCCAAATGCCAGATGGGATAGTAAAGTGTTGCAGCACCATTGCGTACACCGCCTTGACTGCAACTACGTGTTGCACTCTGGAACAACTTGTAAAAAGGAACTACGCCCGTATGGTAGGCGTCGCCAGACCTGATAGGCGAACCCAAAGCCCGAATTCGTCCTGCACCAATTCCAATACCGGCTTTCTGGGAGACATACTTAACAATGCTGCTAGCAGTAGCATTGATACTATCAAGGCTGTCGTCGGTTTCAATAAGAACACAACTACTAAATTGCTTTTGCGGAGTACGTACTCCGGCCATAACCGGAGTTGGTAGGCTAATGTCGCCCATGCTTGTTGCATCATAATAATCCTTTACCCAACGTAGTCGTGTTTCTGTGGGATATGTTTGAAATAGTGTTGCGGCAATTAGCATATAAGCCATTTGCGGAGTTTCAAAGATGTCGCCAGTGACACGGTTTTGTACCAAGTACTTGCCGCGCCATTGTTCCATGGCAACGTAAGTAAAGTTCTCATCACGTTCGTGCTTGATATAACTGTCAAGTGTATTCCACTCATCTGTAGTGTAGGCGGCGAGTAGTCCCTTGTCATAAAAACCTGATTCCACATTACGTGTTACTAGTTCTAATAGTGCACATGGGGTATAACTGTTGTAAACCTGTTTGCGTAGATGGTAATTGATCAAACGCCCTGCCACGTATTGGTAATTAGGAGTTTCCTCACTAATAAGATCTGCAGCACTCTTGATAAGAGTTTCTTGAATATCACTAGTTTTAATTCCATTATAAAATTGAATGTGGCTTTTGATTTCTACTTCGCTTGCACTAACTCCTGTTATTCCTTGTGTGGCCCAAAATACCACTTTATGTAACTTCTCTAAGTTGAGGTCTTCTCTGTGACCTTCTCTTTTTGTAACTTGAATCATTGATACCTCTTAATATTCTTTTAGTTTTAAGTCTTCTTCAGTGTAACGATATTGTAATACTAGATTTTTATTTAGTAGTTCAATATTTACAATCTCATCATCGCGGAAATTAAGCACATATTTTCCTTTTGCCAAAAAGGCTAAATTATACGTGTACTTGGTTATAGGATCATTATATACTTGTATTTCGGCATCTAGCTCTCGACCATGACTAGTAAAACATATAGTATATACTATTCCCAATGTTTTTGCAAGGTCGCAGTAATAATTTTCTGAAATTAATTGCCAAGGATCAGGCCAAGTTAATGGATCTTTAGGGTCTAAATAATAAGGATTGTACGGACAGTCGTGCCAAAACTCTGCAACTTCTTTAATTGCTTGATCTAATGTCAATGAGTCTAGAGATTTTCGAAAGTCACGCCAACGACCCACTCGGTCGTCGGTTTTAAGTTTCCACATTTATGTATTGTTAAGATAAGGATTGTACATTATAAAATAATGTTGTACCAGTTGTTGTTGTATAGTTTACGTTTGCTTGAGATGTATTTGCGTTTAAACTAAACACAAAATCAGTTATGCCAGTTTCGGTGTATTCTTCGTTATATGATACTGTTGTGCTACCAGGATATCTAGCCATTTTTAATACACCATAGCGTTGATAGCTGCCTTGTACTAATGTATAGGTCATTACTGCGTTGTTTGCAGTAATTGTAGTAACTGTGCCAGAACTAGTTGGCCCAAAAATTTCAGTAAGATTAGTTGGTAAAGTGCTTTGTAATGCAGACACAGAATTACTAATTGCACCAATATTTGCAGTTATATTAGCAAGTGTAGATGTTACACCACTTGTAAAATTAACAATAGAATATTGCGTAAGGATTTCAGTATTTTCGCCGGGCAAAGGACTGTTTTCAGCAATGGATCCATTGCCAATATACAATCTATTGGTGTCTGTGCTCCAGCCAAACTCTCCGGATGCTAACTGTGGTAGATCTTGTTCTAATCCACGACGTTGTTGAATTCTTGATATTTGTACGATGGCCATGCTCTAAAAATCCTATTATTTTATATTTATCTGCCGATCAGAGTTTATTCTGACTTGATTTTAAAGAGTTTTTTAGGCATGTGTTGTTGTGCAGGTAGATTGGTATTACTGTACATAAATCCGCACATATTACAACTATTTTCTGGTAATGATTGTTGTGCAAACCAATTTGCTATTTCTTCAGCTGATGCGTCAGTGCCAATACTGGCGTAGTCATTGTAATACGGTGCCCATTCAGGATCTTCTTGTAAATTATATGTTTCAAGAGTTTGATTTAATACTGCCCTAGGCGGGCATTTCCATAAACGATTATCGTAAAACTGTACATAATTTTTAATGTGACACACTGAATGATTTTCAAGTTTTGCCCGAGTATTATTGTAATCGTGCCAGGGTTTTAATGTGCTACCATGCCCTTTGTAATGCGGAACAAAATGATCACCGTGTTGATACGTCATGTTAACCATACAGTTAATGATATCGTTTTGATCTTTCAATAAACTAAATTTTTTATGATCAGAATCCCATGGCGTGCCTTCTTCCCAGCGATATTTCATCCCCCATCTACGAGCTGTAAATCGTTCTAATATTAATTCTTTTAATTTAGTGTAATTATTGATTACTAAACTAGCATATGGTTCTTCAGTGGTATGATGTGTAACACTTACTGCTGTGCCAGCGTCAACAAATAAATCGTCAATATGATCAAATAGTTTATCAAGAAAATATCCATTGGTATTAAGCCAAATTGGTTGTGTCTGTGGAAAATATTTTCTTGCCAGTGCAAACCATTCAATTAACTGTGGGTGCATAGTAGGCTCGCCGCCAAACAAATGTACTCTAGATGGTTCTATGTACTGCGCCCAAAATGCCAGTGCCGGCTCGGCATCTTCAACATTTATTAACCCGTTAATTTTTTTATGATCACTGAATGTGCAACATCCTTCGCAACCCATTTGGCAACTACGAATCATTACCAAATCAAAAAAGTCTACTTTATATTTCTGCATGCTGTAATTATGCCACTAGATAGTACATTTCAACCTTTTTATTCCATTCATTTGTCCAGTGTGCAAATTCTTCTGGGTCAACTTCAAACTCTTGATACTGTGGTGTATCATAAGTGCCATCGGGTAACAGTTTAGGCTGTACACACATTAAGATTGTGCCAGTGTCAATGGTGGTACCGTGAGTTTCATTGTGTGCTTGTGCGTAAGCAGCCAGTTGGATAAAATAGTCGTCAATGTATTCACGCTTCTTGGGTTTATTGGTTTGTTTAAAATCCATAATGGCCGGACGGCCTTTCCATTGCCCAACTAAGTCAGTGGTGCCAGCATATAGTCCACTGTAGTACACAGGGACCTCAACTCCCCAACATTCATCTACATGTACTAATCCTTCAAGAATAACCTGTGCGGCCATAAACCAACTTGGGTGTGCATAAGGGTTAGTGGGCAAAGGCTTCATGTCGTCCTGTGCAAGATAGGCTTCAAGATAACTATGCATACGAGTACCACGATTGGCAGCTTCGGTTGTTATTTGTTGCGCACGCTCAGCGCCTATGGATTTTTTCCAACGGGCCAGCGCCTCACGGCTTTCTTCACTTTTGGTTCTATCTAAGATTGTAGTTACACTAGGAACTTTGCTGCCGTCAGGCAAACAATAGTGTCGTTTGCCTTCTATGGTTGTTCTGCTCAATGGTGAGTAATCATATTTTTGTATTATCATAGGTATACTTAATTGGTATGCGTTTTAAAATGTTTACTTTGTTTAATTCTTGATCAAATGCTAATTTGTCTTCTTCAGTTAACATATCATATAATCTGCTGTTTAATATACTAAATTTAGTATCAGTGCGTCGATCAAATTCAGCAGTAAATGTTAAAAATTTACTCCATAATATTAGATCATTTGGCCACCGATTTAATTCATTTATGGTTGTAGTTAAAAAATTATATATATGTATGGTTTCTTCTCGATGGCGCACAAACATATTATGACTTAACAAATTGGTTAATTTTTCTATCAATGGTTGTCTGTATTGTATAGGTAGTGCTTGGACATCTAAATAATGAGTTTGCAGAGTTAGATTTGTATTCATTATAATATAACCGCGCCCAGCCCAGGTTAAAAATTTATCCCAGTAGTCAATGAAATCATCTATATAAAATATATTGTTTAGGCTAAAAACCGGACTGATGATAAACGCAAAGTTTCCATAGCGTGCGTTGTTATAGCCAATCGCATTTAAAAGATTTTGTTCAACTTTTTGAAATTCTACCGGCCATCTCACATAACGGTAATTGTCACCGACACTGTCAATACTTAATACAAATTGTGTCTTTATAAATTTTAACAATAAATCTAAAATTCCATCAGGGATAACACTAAATGACGTAGTTAAACGAATTCGTAAGTATTTCTCATAGCCGTTATCTACACACCAATTAAGTAATTTCCTGGCTCCATCTTGAATTAAAGTTTCTCCTCCCATCAAGTGTATGTAGAAGTGCTCATGTTTTCCTATATGGCTCACAATAAACTTAGTGATATGATCCCACGCAGCCGGATCTTCGGTAATATCAATTTCATAACCCGTTGTAGTTTCAATACCGGCAATTTTTTGCCACAAGCTGCTTTCTTCGGCACAACACATTCTACAGGCTTGAACACATTTATTGCTAAATTTGATTCGTATTTCGTAGTTGTCTATGCTTCTTTTTTCCAGCAAATCAGCAAGTTGATAATCATAATGCCCTAATATACTTCTTATGCGTTCAGATTGTCCGCCAGCTAGTTCTTCTTTTCGGCATTTATTACATCCAGGATGCCAACGATTTCCCAGCATTGAAGATTTTACTTCATTGAAATTATCAAAAGTTTCATCTAAAATCAATCCATATTTAAATTTATTATAATCTAAATTGCAACAACAATTGGCCCTTAATTTACCAGGGATATCACTGGCTCGTATATCAATAGTGCGCCAGGGCTCAACACACATAAAAGGATTATCTTTTGCCCATTGTAATTTGTGTTCTAATGATTCAGCCATGTATCACCAAGCAGGCGTAAATGTAGACCTAAAATCAGTTGCTCTAATTTGATCCAATGTTGCAACATAGTCTTTGAATTTTTCATGCATTTCTGAATCAAAACTGTAGTTTCGAATAACACCGTCTAGTATCTGACGTGCTGGCACCACCAGTGAACCATTTTTAGTTGTATAAGTATTCCAATGTGCTGTATTATACCATTCTACAAATTTTGCAACATCGTCAGGATGTGCACTATTTAATTTTAACTGTTTAAGTATATCCCCGCCCTCAACTGGTTGAAAATCAATTGGCAACTGATTCTCTTTACAATATTCAAGCAATGCAGGAAATGTAAAAACAGTTGTGTGTTGAATTACATGATACAAAGAAACATGCACGCCATTATCTTGTAATGTTTGTATGGTATTGTTTATATCACTCCATTCACTGCCATAACGTAGATAATCATTGTGTGCGCCCACGCCTTCTAAACTTATGCACACAGTCACACGCAAAGTTTCCCTACGCATTTCTGAATTGATTTTAATTAATTTATCTAATAACGATTTACTAAAATTAGTAGCATTGGTAATCATTCCCAAACTATCCAATCGTCTATGGTCTACATAATCTAATAGTTTAGTAAATTCAGGTAGCATAGTAGGCTCGCCACCAGCAAACTGCAAGTACCTTGCATTTTCTACTATCTTCATTAGCCTGTTAAATAGCTCAGGATTTTCCCACCAATTGTTTTTGTAGTGTTCTTGTACAAACCCAAAGTCAAATCCAAACTTTTGATACGAATCTTTATTTTTTCTATACTCTGTATCTATACTGCTACTGGCATACGGACTACACATGATACATTTAAGATTGCAGTAATTACCAAATCTAATATGTAAGTAATCAGGGTCTTTGTACACGGCATCGGCAATTGCTTGCATTGCAGGCCACCCGCCGTGTACTTTGATTTGATTGTGTCGTTCGGATCTGCCGCCATAGCCTTCTTTTTCGTAACACTGACGGCAACGATCGCTTTTAACACCGTCGAGCATGTTTTGCCTTAGCGCAGACAATTCAGGATTTGCAGCCCGATCCTGATCAAATGTATTAAATGTATAAGGTGTTTTACTATCTTCAATTACACAACAAGGTTCTATTGTGTGATTTGTGCGTATGTCAATACTTCGGAATGGTGCTGGACAAAACGTCTCTTGATTAATTGGCAATTTTAAACCCTAAAACTTTCTCCACAACCGCATCGATCACGCTCATTGGGATTTTGAAATTCAAAGCCTTCATTAAGGCCGTTTTTAACATAGTCCACAGTCATGCCTTGCAAATATGCACAACTCTTTGGATCTACAAATAATCTACACCCAGCGCAGTCAAAGACTTGATCGTTGGAGGTGGGCGTATCTACATATTCTAATACATACGCAAGTCCGCTGCAACCTGTTGTTCGAACTCCCAGCCGAATACCTTCGCCATGCCCACGACGGCTAATAACTGTTTGTATTTTTTTGGCCGCACGGTCAGTTAATGTAATCATTGTATTACATGTTTTTTACGGTAGTCTTCAACTGCCGCTTTGATGGCATCTTCCGCAAGGATTGAGCAGTGGATCTTAACTGGTGGAAGTGCAAGCTCTTGAGCAATCTCGCTATTCTTAATCTGTGCCGCGGCGTCAAGTGTTTTACCTTTAACCCATTCTGTGACCAACGAACTTGAAGCAATCGCAGAACCGCAACCATATGTTTTGAATCTTGCATCTGTGATAATTCCATCCTGCACCTTTATTTGGAGTCTCATTACATCTCCGTTAACCGCAAGCTGGGGCACCGACTAAGCCGGTCCCAACTTGCGCATCTCCTTTATCAAAAGTTCCCACATTTCGGGGATTTTCAAAATGATCTATTAC